CCCATTAACAAACCTACAGCCGCAATGGTATCGGGCGACAAGTTATCCACATAGATATCCACATTTTATCCACAGAACATCTGTTCTGTAAACCAATTATGTAAATCAATTATAGGGCAACTATTCTGTAAAGCAATTAACATAATATATACATTTTGTATTATATGAATATTTTTAAAAATTTTTGTAAATACTATTGACAAATAATATAATTTGTATTAGAATAAAATTGTCGAAAGGAGATGAAAACAAATGAAAAAAATATTTTTATTAATAACAATATCGATTTCTTTTATAATATTAATTGGAGAAATTGAAGAATTGACATTCAGTATAATATCAATGAAAATTGCAAGTTTATTTTATATATGGTTAGTTGCAAAAGCTAATAATTATTTTTATCAAGGGGAGGAATAAAACAATGACAGATGAAGAAAAGAAAGCAATAGAATGGCTTAAAAAAAGCTGATTGGTTTTCAGCACGATTATATGCACCAACTATTTTAAATCTAATCGAAAAACAATCTAAAGAAATAGAAGAATTAAAAGAAGAAAATGAAGAAATAAGAGATTGGAAATATGTTATAGACAATCCTATTGATTTAAAGAAATTAAGTGAATTAGATATAATAAAAATATTTGGTAAGAGTTATATAGCAAAAGACATAATAAAAGCAAGAATAAAAGAATTGGAAGAATATTTATATAGAGGAAGCATAAAAGATGACTTTTTAATGATAAGAATAAAAGCTAAAATCCAAGAATTGCAATCACTTTTAGAAAAGGAGTAGATATATGGATATTGAAAAATTAAAGAAAACATTAAGAAAAAATAATGTTCCTGATTATTACGGAATTTATATAGATTGTAAAGGATATTCTCCAACTGCATTTTATTATATTTATTGTGATAAAAGAAATCAATGTGTTATTCTATGTGATTTACCTTATACAGATTATGAGGATCTAGAATTATTGGAGGTGTAGATATATGGTCATTGAAAAATTAAGAAATATTCCTGAAAATGATAAATGTTCAATATGTAAAAATTATATAACAATATCAGATATACAAAATAATAATTTTGAATTATCAATAACAAAAAGGAAAACAAAAGTATATGTACATAAAACTTGTATTGAAAGGAGTATTAAAAAAATGGATTTAGAAATAGAAGAAAAACTACAAGAAAAATTCAAAAATTTGAAAATTGAAGTAGAATATGTTAAAATAAAAATGTATAGTATAAAAATAGGAACAAAAACAATTTTTTACGAATGGAAAGACAATTTCACATTTGACGCAAATATTGAACAACTTTCATATTATATAAAATTAATTATAGGAGGGAAACAATGAAACAAATAATATGTAGGAAAAGCGAAAGATTTTAAAATTGACAATATAATTGTCAAAGGAAAAATAAATAAAAAAGGAGAATTCAGAAAATGACAAAAAATGAATTTTTGGAAACTGTTTCAAAATTAGTTGTTGAAGAAAACAACAGACGAGGCAACCCGCTTTTTTCAAGTGTAGTAATTGCACAGGCAATTTGTGAAAGTGGTTGGGGGCAATCTCAAATAATGATGAAAGCAAATGCAATTTTTGGAATCAAAGCTTTTTCAGATTGGAAAGGAAAAGTATATAATAGCAAAACACAAGAATGTTATGACGGTTCAAATTATACAGACATTCAAGCTTGTTTTAGAGCATACAATAATTTGCAAGAATCAATATCCGATTATTTTGATTTAATAACAAAGGCGGAACGATACAGAAAAGCTTGTGTTGCAAATAGTCCTTTGGAATGTATAACAGCGATAAAAAATGGCGGATATGCTACAAGTCCATCATATATTAATACAATTATGTCAATTATAAATTCAAATAATTTGACAAAATATGATAATATTGAAAATGTGCAAAACTATATTGATAATTCAAAAAGATATATTAAAGGAAAAAACTATACATTACAAGTTGATTTAAATGTAAGAACAGGAGCAGGAATAAGCTACAAAGTAAAAAAATATAATGAACTAACAGTTGACGGAAAAAAGCACGCATATATACAAACAAATGCAGTTTTAAAAAAGGGAACTGTCGTAACTTGTCTTGATATAATCAAAGTTGGTCAAGATATATGGATAAAAATTCCGAGCGGATATGTTGCCGGATATTATCAAGGAAAGGAATATATAAAATAATGGCATGGATAAGTAGACAAGGGGCATTGACACAGAGTGAAATGGAAAATAACGCAAATATTATTATAAATTATTATAGAAATATTGGCGTTGATGACAGAACAATTGCTTGCATTTTGGGAAATATGCAAGCCGAAAGCTCAATAAATCCCGAACGTGAAGAAATTGGCGGGGCGGGTTATGGTCTAGTGCAATGGACGCCCATCTCTGTATTACAAAATCATTGTAACACTTTGGGTCTTTCTCCTTATAATAATGGAGATGTACAAATTCAAGTCTTAATACAAGAAATATTAAATCAATCTGGCGTTGGCGAATGGTACACGTCGCAAGCTTTTATTTCGAATTATTATAATTCGGGTGCAACATCTGACATGATAGGGATAACAGGACGTCAATTTTTAGATAATTCTATGAATTGGAATCCCGACAAACTTGCTGTATTATTTATGGTAGGATATGAACGACCAAGTTATGACCCTAGCGTCAATCATTATCAAATTAGACAACAAAATGCAAATAATTGGTTTCAATATATGGGCGGAATAATACCACCAACACCAGGTCAAGGAAAAAAGAAAAAATTTCCATGGGTAATTATGATAAATAAAATTAGACAAAAGCGACTAATTTAAAATTGGTCGTTTTTTTCTTGACAAAAATTTTGAAATATGTTTATAATAAATATATAATTCAAAAGAGGAGGGATTTAAAATGGATATTGCGACTCTTTTAGGAAGTTACGCATTTCCTGTTGTTGCGTGTATAGTAATGGCAATTTATGTAAAAGATATTACACAGAATAACAGAGAAGACACAAAGGCATTAAATGAACAACATACAAAGGAAATGCATGCTTTTAAAGATGAAATCAAAGAGGCATTAAACAATAACACAATAGCACTTACAAAATTATGTGAACGTTTAGAAAGAGAGGAGGAGAAAAATGAAGTTATCAAAGGAAGATTTAAAAAAGAAAATTGACGAAAAAATAACTGACGAAGACTTAAAAATCGAATTGTTAGAAGACGTCGAAGATTCAATGGAAGTGTCAACAGATGACACAGAAAAAGTCGAAAAAACTGCATACGATGAAGTTGTAGCAGAGCGTGACGAAATAAAAAGAAAATACAAAGAAAGATTTTTAAAAGGCGACGAAGTTACAACAGAAGTCGTAGAAAAAGAAGAAGTCGAAGAAGACGAGGAAGAACCTCGAAAATATGAAGATTTATTCGACGAGAAAGGAGAATTAAAATAATGGATTTAGTAGGAGTATTAAATACGATTAGAGATAATGCAAGCGATATTTATAGAAGTAGAATTCCAGAAGCTACTAGAACAAATATCCAAGACATTCAAGAGGGAATGACTAACCCAAATAATGCAGTCGTAACAAATGAATTTATATCAACACTTTTAAATATGATAATAAAACAAGTTATTCATAACAAATTTTTCAGTGACCCTTTAAAGTCACTTAAAAAAGGAACAAAACCTTTGGGGGATACAATAGAAGAAATTTATGCAAATTTTGTGCAAGCAAAAGGATTTGATCCAACAGGAGCAGACTTACTTGACAGAGAAATGCCAGACGTAAAAGCTGTATATCACAGAATGAACAGGCAAGATAGATATAAGATAACAATTTCACCCGAACAAATACAAAAAGCATTTGCTTCTTATGACAAATTAGAGTCATTTATACAAACTATAATTAATACACTTTACAATTCAAGTGAATTAGATGAATTTGTATTAATGAAACAATTAATCAAACAAGCAATTGATAATAATGCAATGAAAGTTGTAACAATTCCAGACCCTGTTGCAAGTGAACAAAATGCAAAAGACTTTATAAAAGCTGTAAAAATTGTATCAGGAGATATGGTTTTCGCAAATTCAAATAACAACGCATATTTAGAGTCACAATCAACAGATAATAAAGCATTAATTACTTGCACACCAAAAAGCGAACAAATATTAATAATTGATAATGCAACAGATGTTTCAGTATCAATTGAGGTTCTAGCATATGTATTCAATATGAGTGTTGCAGAATTTAATGATACAAGAAAAATAGTTATTGATGCATTCCCAGATGAAAGTATAAGAGCTTGTTTAGTAGATGAACAATTCTTACAAGTATATGATGATTTACTATTATTCAAAGAATTCGAAAATGCAGAAGGATTATATAAAAATTATTATTTACATGTATGGCAAACACTTGCTTATTCAAATCTAGTAAATGCAGTAGCATTTAAAGTTGCAAGCGACGCTGACAGCGACGGAACTGTAGAAGAATTCACAATAACAAATACATTAAAAAGTGGTGTAAAAACATCAAATAAAGCAAAGAAAATAAGTGAGGGAAGTTCTTACAGTGCAATATTAACTGGAGTTGCTGCAGGAGATACTGTTGCTGTAACAATGGGCGGTACTGCTGTAACATCAACAGCTTATAACTCAACAAATAAAACAATAAATATTGACTCAGTTACTGGAAATATTGTTGTTACTGTATCATAATTTTTCAAAATACAGGGATTGGGATAAATTATCCCTATCCCTTAATTTTTTTAAGAAAGGAGAAAATCAATGCAAAGAAAACTTATAAATAATCAACTTTCAAATTTCAAAACTTATGAAATGTATAAAAGGCAATTATTAACACTCGCAGAAAATGTTTTTGAATTTAAAAATATGCCTGAATTTATTGATACAGCATACTTAAACAAAACACTTTTAAGAGAAGGAAGCATAGCATTTTTTAAAGATGAAGTTATGGGATTGTTGGCGTTACCATTTACAAGCGTTGGAAATTTAGACGTTTACGGAAGACCAACAACAATTCAAGTTATTGCACGAAATGGATATACAAGAGTATTAAAACAAGACGAATTTATAATAATGTATGATAATAACGGACGTTATCCATTATGGCTTGATATTTTACAATATGCAGAACGTATAGCACAGGCGACAAGAACGATTGACATAAATATACGGACAACAAAAAACGCCGAGATTTTGGAAAACAAAAGCCGAAAAAGAAAAGTCAATTCGTGATATTGTAAACAACGTTGACGGATATGAAAATATTGTTCTAACTTATGAAGACGTTGACCTTGACGACACAACACTTGTTTTAGAGCCTGCTCCATATGTTGCAGATAAAATTGGACTTGACAAAGATAAAATATACAATGAATTTTTACGTTTGATTGGTATTGCAAATTTATCGTATCAGAAAAAAGAAAGAAATATAAAAGACGAAATTTCCGCAATGCAAGGCGGAACAGTTGCAAGTAGATATAGTCGTTTTGAACCTAGACAAAAGGCAATTGAACTTATAAACGAAAAATTTGAACAAAATATTGAAGTACAATATTATGACGGAATTCCAACAACATCAAAAGAACTTGAACAATTTGACGAAACAGAAAATTTTGAAGACGAGGAGGTCGACGAAATATGATATTTCCTTATATAGATAATAATTATTTTTTACCTTTTCCGTTTATTCCTGCAAATTGTGAAAAGCCACCTACAATGTATAGCATTTTAGAAAGTATCGTAAATTACGGAAAAGATGAAAAAACAAAAATCAAAGATTTAGCTAAAGTTGGACGAACAACAATATTTGATTTTGATTATCCATTAACAAATAAAATAAGTAAACAAGATTTTGAATGTATGATTTTAAATCATTTTTTAATGCGTCGTATTGGTTTTGAAACTGTTACAGCTTTTCGAATCCAATTAGATGTAAAATTAAATGAAATTATGCCAATTTATAATAAAATGTTTGACGCTCTGGAAAATTGGAATATATTTAACGACGGCGAATTAACTGTAAAAAGCGGAATAGATGACAGAACAATTGACAATACAACTAAAACAAAAAATAAAACAACATCAGAAACAAATACATCTAATACACTTGAAAATAGTTCAACAACAGAAAGTTCTGAAACAAGCGACAAACGTAACAGTGAATTACCACAAGACCAATTAGAATTGCTACGAAATGGCAGTTATGTTTCAAATTATAATTACGACCAAAACACAGCAAATTCAAGTGATAATTCAGAATCAACTGGAGCATCAAATTCGCAAAACGAAACAAATAATAATATAGATGTTACGGGAAATACAAAAGACAAAAACACTTATAAAGAAACAATTGAAAGAAGTCCGGCAGATAAAATCGCGATATATAAAGAATTTCAAGAAAATTTAAAAAGTATTTATGGAATGATATTCAAAGACCTTGAATGTTTATTCTATCAATTAATATAGGAGGTAAAAATGAATAATTTTGAATATAAAAAAATATATCCTTTTAAATGGTTTGTTTTACAAAATTTTCCATTTATAGAGGCAGACTTTGACGCAATTACAAATTGGCAATTATTTTGTAAATTAGGCGAAGAAATTAATAAAATAATTGAAAAAGTAAATCAAGCAGGTGTACAAACTGAAAATTTGACAAATGCTTTTATAGAATTACAAAATTATGTAAATGATTATTTTGAAAATTTAGATATACAAGAAGAAATAAATAATAAATTAGATGAAATGGCTGAAGACGGAACATTGTCAGAAATAATATCAATATATTTAAACAGTAACGCAATTAGAGGTTTTGACAATATTGAAGATATGAAAGACGCTCAAAATGTTACAGTCGGAACTTTTGCAAAAACCTTTGGTAAAAATATTTTAAATGATGGATACGGTGCTTTTTATGTTATTAGAGAATTAAAAAATACAGATGTGATTGACAATGACAATATAGTTGCTATCAATAATTTTCCTACATTAGTTGCAGAAAAAATAATTGATAATAATTTAAAAGATATTGAAGAAAAAATATATTCTAAAATTGAAGATTTTGTTTTATATGCTTTTTTTGATGATTCAAACGATGATGTTATCAATTTTTTTGTAAGTAAAGACAATTTGCATTTAAAACAACTAAAAACAACAAATAAAATATATGGTCGAGACCCATCTATCATTTATTATAATAATAAATTTTATGTTGCTGTTACAGGATATGCAAACAACTATGATTTTGTTATTTATGAAAGTGATGATTTAGAAAATTGGACTCGACACGAAATTAACTGCAATCTATATGATGAGAATTTTCAAAAAAGGTGGGCTCCTGACTTTTTTATCGATGATAATAACGAATTATATGTTTTTATTTCAAAACAATATGCCGACACCGAAGGTTGGGGAGATTTTAATATATATAAAACAAAATGCACAGATATTGAAAATTTAATTTTTGAAAACGCAACAATAATCAATCTAACTGGTACAAGTTCCACAAATCATATTGACGCAACGTGTATAAAAATTGATGGAATATATCATTTAATTGTTAAAGATGAAAACCAAACAGGATTAACACTTGAACATTATATTTCAGGAGATTTACAAAATTTTAGTTTACAAAATTATGATTTTTGCGATTTTGGTCATTTAGTAGAGGGGACTTTTGTTTATAAATTTAAAAATGAATATATAATTGGGGTAGAAAAATATGAGGAAAATAATTATCACGTTAGTTCTTATAGAATAAAAAAATCGTCAGATTTTGTAAATTTTAGTAATTATAGAAATATGTATGTAAAAGATATTGATATTTCGCACGGCTCAGCTTTTGTTATAGATAACATAAATGCAAAAAATATTATATCAAAAATAAATGGATTTAATTTTAATTATGATTATACTTTTGACATTAATAAAAAAGAGAATTATATGTCAGCATTTACGACAAAAAATAGTGAATATCCAAAAGGACGATATTTGAAATTATTTAGTGTAAAGCCAAATTTTGCTTATAAATCAGCGTCAATACTATTTAATATTTTTGATGGACAAAGAATGTTTTTCAACTCTAATATACAATTATTAACACGTATATTAACTGTTGAACCTTTTAATCCAGCCTTATGTCGAAACATTCAAACTTATGCTAATATTGAAAATTACGATAATTTTAAATATAACAATTTACACGGAAAAATATTGTCTTTTCCAAACAGTAATGATAAATGTTTTGATGTATATCTTGATTTAGATACATTCAATATAGATATTACAGTTATGTTAAAATTTATTTCTATTAACGATTTTGATGATTATATAACAGTATATACAGACGAATATACAGACACACTACCGATAACTATTCCAACAAATATAAATGCAGAATATAAAACAAAAAGTAGTTATCCGTTATTATATACAACAAATATTGATAATAGAACTAATAATAATGTAAGAATTAAAATATGTATGAAAAATGCATCGTTTAAAGTAGAGGGTCACGGAAATGGAACAGTGGAAAATAATACAATAGATTATCAAGTAAACGTTTTAAATGGCAATATAAACGCTATAAATAAAGTTATAAATAGTACTATTAATTTAGGATTCTCTGTTGTTGATTATACAAATAATATTTATACAATCGAAATTACAAATATACCTAATTATAGTGGATTTAATATTATATTACCAAATAACAACCAATCGTCAATATTAGATTGTGAAATATATTAGAAAATAAAAAGATAATGCAAACAATCTTTGCATTATCTTTTTATTTATACGATTGTATTATTCAAACTATAATCTCCAATATTTTCGTGATTGTGCCAAATTGTAACACCTTTTCGGCACGCATTGTTTATTATATCCATATATTTTGACGGAACATTTCCAGTTCCAATTTCTTCACTTGCGCCAATTTCGATATAATTCCAATATCTTCGACCACTTATATTCGGATTTTCCAATTTACAAATTTTATATCCAAATCTAGAAAAATAATCGTCAATAACTTCCAACATTTCTTTTTTTGGTCGCATGTGCATAATTTTGAATCGGTTTATATTAAATAAGAAAGAAACATCTCCCGAATTTGCATTTCCTTGTGCTGTGTTTGGCAACATTGACGCTTTGACCATTGAACCAATCATTGACGCAATTCCCGTTGCAACTGTTGATGTACCACCGATAACATTTCCTGACACAAATTGTGTCGCACCTGAAACAGCCGTTCCAACTGCACTAATTCCCAAATTTATTGCGTTTTGTGTTATCCAATTAGTGAATGCGTCGCTTGACCATGAAAGCGTTGGATATTTACCAAGTGGCAATGATTCGTCTTCATTGTTTGTAATTCCTTGATAACTTTTTGGTCTGATTTTTCCCGAATAACCTAAACATGGAATGCCAATAAAATCAAACGACATATTATCTGTTGGATTGTTATAAATATCAGTTTCGTTAAAATCTTCAATTTTATAGTCATTAACGCCGCCCATATTATTAGTAACACGGCAGAACGAATAAGGATAAACAAACATTTTATTATTTTTTGGTGTAAAATCTGAAAATTGTCTAAAAGTTGATTTTGAATAAGTATGAGTATCTTCTAATTTTTTACCACCACCCGAAACAACACGATGTGTCGTTTTGTCTATATCTCCAACCAAATTAAACGCTTGATATGGAAGAGCAAACATTGCTGTTATATCGTCGGCGTGACTCTGTCGTGTTACATTAAAAATCCAATCCGAAATTTGATTCACTTCTGTACTATAATTATTTCTATTTATTAACCATGCAAACCACATTGACCCTTGCGGATAATCTGCATATATTCCGACGCCTGCATATCTTGTTTGGTCTGACGGGTCATAATTACAAGCAATAACAAAATAGAAATATGATTCTGCCCCAATATTATTTAATGTATGAACAGAATCTGCAATTAATTGCCCTATGTCTAAATTCTCATTAATTGTGTGTAAACCAACTGTGTCATCTCTTACATGTTGTCTATTAATAAAACATTTTTTTGCAGTCCATTGCTCAAACCATGTCGACCACGCGTCAATCGTAAATTTTATTTCGCAATTTTTATCACTCTTGTAAATAACGTCATCTATCCAAGCAAAAAACCATTTGTTGTCATAGTCTGAATTTTGAAAAGCAATATAATTTGCTTGTAAACATTGCGAATAAGTAAAACCTACAAATATTGTTCCTGTTGGTCTTAAAAATGAATAATTATTTGCGGACGCAACAGCATTTGCCCTACATAAAGAAAGCATTTGCAATTCTGTATAATTTAATACGTTTGTGTATTGTTTATCAACATTTATATTTCTTGCTAATATAATTTGACTATTCATTTATTACCTCCTAATTTGAAAATCAATAACTTGTTTAAAATCTGTTCCACACATATCATTTGAAAAAAATATTTTGTTTTCTTTGAATGTCATAAACAAGTTACGAAGTTTATCGTTTTTTATTGAAATGTTATAAATATCACGTTGCCATAATCTACTTATTTTTATTACATCGGAAAAAACTATAATTTTATTAGAAAATTCTTTATAATATGGACGTATAAACCAACACGCGTCTTTTTTTATTTCTTTATCCATTAAATATTCACACAAAAATTTGAAACCTTGATATTGAAAACCAAAACGATATAAACAATTATAATTATTATATGATTTTGGCAAATGGGGCTGTGGTGCTGTTTCCCATGCACCACTATTTATCATTTTTGCGTTTGTTCCAATTGTACCTGATGTTTGATTTGTTGATTTACAATATTCAAGTGCTATTATTACTTTATTTTCTTCACTATCTGCGATCTCTTTTGTTACAATTGTACCTTGCTTTTGAGATGCTATAATATTATGTAAATCCCAATCATTAATATAAGGACATACTCTTGATATTGTATTTCCTACCAACCACAAACGAACTATTAATCTTTTACGATCCACTGTAGCGTATAAATTCATTAATTTATTTGCCTCATTTGGTAAGTAAATATTTCTTGACATAAACTCTTCAAATATAATGTCTTCAACGTCCAAGTAACTTGCACCTGCATAATTTTGTTCTGTAGATAATGCTAAAACATATCCAATTTTGTCCCCACGTTTTGTTTTTCTTGTTTCACTATCATATTTCGACAAAAAAAGATTTTTTTTGTATACTGTAATACAATTATACTCCCCATTTGTTAATTTTGCAACATCAACATCTGCAAAATATTGTTCTATTTTTTCAGTTGTTATCTCTTCTTTCCATCTACGCAATAATATAAAACGTTTTCCTGTTTTTAGATATTTTTCAACACCTTTTTTATGTTTTACTTGATAGCTTTTTCCGTTAGATCGTTCGCCATATATTAAATTAAATCTTGCACCAATTTTGTCTATATTATCAATGTTATAATGAATTTGTTTAACATTCCCCATTTTCATCTTCCTTTATATATAATTTTGCGATTTCCGATTCTATTTCCTCGCGAACTATTTTCGCATTTTTCTTTGTACTTTTATTATTTAATAAATTCGCTCTGTTTATTTTATTTTTTTCACAAATTCCCGAAATTGATATTTTCGAAAATTTCTTGATATATTTTAAATCTTCCATATTTCACCTCACTCTTTAAATATTGCATGTTTTGAACTTTCATCACTTATTAAATTCGCATAATCATCTGAAATACCTAATTTATAAGTGGTTGGAATAATACAAATTCCATATCTATCTTTTACTAAATATTTTATTCCATCATAATCTGAAAGATTAAATTCTTGCTGTTCGTCATTATATACTATTAAGTTTTTACCAGTATATTTATATTCAAAAATAAAATCATTTCTAAATTCATCTAGATTTTTTAAAGCAGTAGCACCTTTTTTAGGTACTCCAGAAACTGTAATATGAATATTATTATCTTTATCTATATATGAATATTTTTTTGCACCTAATGTTTTAAACTCTTTATAAAATCCATCAAAATCAAATAGCCCAATTGTATGTTCTTTTCCATATTTATCAATAGGACTAAATTTTTCAATTGGTAATTTTAAATCCTTTGAAACCTTTTCAATCTTTTCTAATACATTCTTATTATAATCATCAATTACTTTTATGTCAAAACCTTCTTCTAATTTTAAAGAATCTGTATCTGAATAAATTACTTTATTATCAAGTTTTACTAAATTTGAAAGTAAATTATATCTTGCATAAGCAGTTACAAATACTCCATAAGAATATGATAAAAATGGATTTTCTTTTTGTTCATTTAATTTTTCTATTATTTCTTGATTCGTAAGTTCTACTTCATTCCATTCAATGTTATTATAAAGAACATTATCTCTAATCTCGTTTGTAACACACATTCCATAGATACTATTAAATTTTCCGTTTTTCTAATGCGTATTCTACTTCTTTACCTTCAACACCTTTAAATTTTGTTTTATTTTCATATTTTTCTAAAATAAATTCTAATAATTCTGTTGGTAAATAATCTTTTCTTGACCAATAAACTTCATTAAATTCGTATTTATCAACTATATGTGTATCAAATATAAATTTTAAATCTATATCAGTAAGTACAATTTGTATTTCATCAGCTGAAATTATTCTACCATTATCATATTTTCCATTTTTTATATATAGACATCTTGATGATGAAATAAAATTATTCCAGTATTTACAACGAATTCCAAAGAATGTCACTTTTATTATATAACAAAAACAATCTAAAATTTGTGATATACTTTTTATGCCACATTTTTTGAATTCTGAACATGGATATTTTTCAGTTAACATTACAAAAGGATAACTCGAAGTAAAATCATAACTTGTAACATTTTTTATTATTTTACTTGATTTAGTCCAATTTGCATGAGTATACCCACCGCATAAATGCACTTTCAAGTAGATTAAATATATGACCATTAGTGTTTATTGCTCGTTTTACTTTATTTTTATATTTATAATTTCTATAAATTCTTGATTTTAATTCCTTACGTACAAAACCAGTTGAAGTAAGTGGTAATCTATTTACATTTTTAAATTGTTCCAATTGTAACTTTATATAATAATATATAACTAAACAATCATTTTCACAATATTGTAATTCATCTCTTGTTAAATATGATTCTGAATGTCTTATTTTCATGTAATCTAATGTACCACTTAATTTCTGAACTGGTAATTTATATAATTCAGGTAAACGTTCAAGCTTTACGTTTGTCATATAATAAGTGCATCTAAACTCAATATTATAATCTAATAACTCGCATTTTATTACTTTTCTAGCTTTTCTTGAAAATACATTTTTGTATTTTATTATGTTCCTTAAAAAATTAAATTCGAAAGATAAATTATGTACAAATACATATTTTTTAATTCCAGATGTTGAAACTTCTAGTAAATTCAAAAATTGAATAAATTCTTCCCATGTCCTTCCATAATATACCAGTTCATTAATACTAAACATCCAAATATACATCGTTGACATAAAAATACATCTTTCTTTTTCTTCTTCTGTAAAAGATAAATATATTTCTGTTTCATATTGATTTCCATCTAATATTATATATGATGTTGTTTCAATATCAAATGTATAAATTGTATTATCAAAAACTTCATCTTTTTTATTTTTCTTGTCTACAATATGACTTATATATTTATCCCATTTAATCAAAATTAATCGCCCCTTTAATTCCATGCTTTTGTATGTAATCATAAATTTGTGTTAATTTTTGTTTTATCTCTAAGTCATTACCTTCTTGTGAATATAACTTAGCAAATTCAATCCATTCATTTTTATTTTGGTCTAATATTTTAGGTGCAAAATCTGTCCAGAATGCTGATCCATATTGGTCTTCTGACCATTTCCATAAACCTCTTGCTTTATATATTGCAGATAAATCTTTAAATGAAACTTCAGTAGCAATAGCTTTTTCAACTTTAGCTTTATATTTTTTAATATTACTTACAGTAGATAAACTATCTTTATCTAAAAAATTTTCAACAGCATTTTTTATTGCTTCCATTTGTTCTAAATTAAAATTTTCTGTTTTTATTCTGTTTGTTTTTGTAACTGCTTTTAATTTTTCAGATGATAAATTATCAAATAATTGTTTTGCAGAAAAAGAATCTTTTTCACCTGATAACCTTTCTAATCTTACTAATCTTTGATTAGCTCTTTTTACTAACATTTTTAAATCATTATATAATTCCTTTTCTTCAGTTGTCATTTCTTTTTTCATTTTTATTCACCCTTTTTCTTATTAAAATGGTAAAAGATCGTTTGTAGTTTTTTGTTCTGTTTTTTCTTCTTTTTTTGTTTTAAAATCTACAAAATAAAAATCATTAACTATTATTGACACTATATTTCTATTTTTTCCTTCTTTATCTGTGTATGTATCAAAATGTAAAGCACCTGTAACAATTAGTCTATTTCCTTTTTCTGTATATTTTGAAATTGTTTCTGCTAACTTTCCAAATGCTACGCAGTCAATAAAATCTGTTACATCTTTGTTTTCTTTTCTTCCAACTGCTAATGTAAATGTACCGTAAATATTATCATTTTTTCCTTTCTTTAATTCGATGTCTTTTACAAGTCTTCCCATTAATTCAACTTTATTCATAAAATCCTTCTTTCTTGCTATAGGTTGCAACCCACTAAATTTATTTTGCCAAAAGGATAAAATGACTTTAACATTAACCTTATGGTTTTGATATCTTCAAGCTTAACCATACGCTCTAACGCAATATTGAGCTATTATCCTTTCGACAATTTTATTCTAATACAAATTATATTATTTG